TTAACCAAAGCAGTTGAAGAAGGCGATACAGAAGCTCAAGTAAACTTTTCAGAACAATTAGCTGATATGAGAGCGACTATAAGGGTAGGTGAGATGCAAAAGAATATGCAAAAAAACCAACCTATTACGCCTACTGTAGACAGAGCAAGGCAAAATGTAGAAGACCCAACTCCAGTATTAGCAACCCAATGGTGGAAAGCAAACGATTGGTTTAATAAAAAAGGTTATGAAAGAGAAAGTGCGGCAGCCAGAGCAATTGATGTACAGTTAGACATTGAAGGCTTTGATAAAAATTCTTCAGAGTATTATGAAAATTTAAATAGTCGTTTACAAAGGGTTTTTCCTGAACTAGTATCTAATGTAGATGTTGCTGGAAGTAAGCCCAGAGCAAAAAGCAGTAAGATAGTAACGCCTTCTGCGGGTGGCTCAAGCTACAAAAGCAATAGAGTGCGAATGACACAGGATCAACTTAGAATGGCTAGAGAACTTGGAATTAATGATGAGGTGGGTTTGAAAAAATACGCTTCAGAAATACAAAAAAGTCAAAGGAGCTAGATATGACTGAGAAGAGAAATGTTAGAGCACAAGAAGCAAGAGAAAATGTTCGTGATGAAGAGAGTAGACCTCAAACTTCATGGACACCACCAGCGTTATTAGATGCACCAGAGCCAAGACCTGGATTTGTACAACGATGGGTAGCTACGTCAATACAGGGCAAGGACACACCTGACAACGTATACAAACGTATGCGAGAAGGGTGGGAAGCTAGACCTGCTAATACTGTGAAGAATCAGTTGTTTCCGACTATTAATCATGGACAATGGGAAGGTTGTATAGGAATTGAAGGTATGCTTCTATGCGAAATGCCAAAAGAAAAACATCGTCAGATGAAGGAGTACTATGGCAGTAAGAGTTTAGAGCAAAACCAATCACTTTCTGGCGATCTTGATGCTTTAGGGCAAAAGACTGGACAACGAATCTATCAAGAGAGGAAGAGTTCAGTTAGTGGTGGTAGACAATTGTCTGCCATGGAAGATTAACTTTTAAAACTAGGAGAGAAAAATGGCAAACGTAGACGCCGCTTTTGGGTTAACACCTATTCGTCATCTTAGTGGTAATGGTTACTCTCGTGCAAACGTATATACCATAACTTCAGGTTTAGCTGAAAACATCTTCACAGGAGATGTAGTTATAATTACTGCAGGTGGAGTTTTAACACCTCATACTGCAACTGAAGTTAATAATATAGGCGTATTTGCTGGAGTATCATATACTGCTACAGATGGATCATTTGTATATTCACAATACTGGCCGACTGGTACAGTAGCAACGAATATCAAGGCATATGTATATGATGATCCATATACAGTGTTTAAGGCTCAATCTGCAGGAACTACTGCACAGACAAACATAGGTAACTGTTGTGACCTTGTTGCTGGTGTTGGTTCTACAACTACTGGACAATCTGGATTTGAATTATCAGGCACTATGGCGGCAGGAACTGCGACTGCTAAAATATTAAGTCTGTATGAAACACCAGATAATGCCTTTGGTGCAAATGCAATAATGGAAGTACTTATCAATGAGCACTTGCTCAAAGATAGTGCTGGAATATAGGGAGATTTAGACAATGGCAATGAATAGAGCACAATTTGCAAAAATGCTTGAGCCTGGTTTAAACACCTTGTTCGGGTTAGAGTATGATAGTTATCCACCAGAGTACACATCAGTATTTGAAAGCAATACATCTCAAAAAGCATTTGAGGAAGACGTATTGTTAACAGGTTTTGGTGCGGCTCCAACTAAAGATGAGGGTGCTGGAATCAGTTACGATTCAGCTTCTCAACAGTGGACTGCTAGATACCAACATGAAACAGTAGCGTTAGCTTTCTCTGTTACAGAAGAAGCTGAAGAAGATGGACTATATGGTTCATTGGCTTCAAGATATACAAAAGCGTTAGCGAGATCAATGGCAACAACCAAAGAGATCAAAGCCGCAACTATCTTAAACCAAGCTACAACAACTGCTGGTGGTGATGGGGTTTCATTATTAAACCAAAATCACCCAACTCAAAATGGTATTCAAAGTAATACTTTAGCAACGGCAGCGGATTTATCTGAAACTTCATTAGAAAGTATCTTGATAAATATTGCTGATATGAAAGATGATCGTGGTCTTAGGATCGCCGCACAAGGAACAATGTTAATTATTCCTACTGCATATACTTTCGTAGCTGAGAGATTACTTGAAAGTCAATTGAGAACTGGAACTGCAGATAACGACTTAAACGCTATTAAATCAGGTGGTTACTTACCTCAAGGATACCATGTGATGAGACGTTTAACAGATGCTGATCAGTTCTTTATTAAGACAGATGTACCAGATGGTCTTAAAATGTTTCAAAGAAGTGCTATGAAAAAAGGCATGGAAGGTGACTTTGAGACTGGAAATGTACGCTACAAAGTAAGAGAAAGATATTCTTTTGGTTTTACTGATTGGCGTGGAATTTTTGGTACAGAAGGTGCTAACTAATAATTAAGATGGGAGAGGGGATAACTCCTCTCCTAAACATAAACCTTGACTGCGAAAGCAGACAATTGCCAAGACAAGGAGATTGACATGGCTAACACAACTTTTACAGGTCCAGTTAGGTCTATAAATGGATTTGAACAAATTTCTAAAAATGCAACTACTGGTGCTATTACCATTATTAGTGGTAGTAAAATGGCTACAGAAGCCTTGGGTAGTGCTGGAATAGAAGGCACTGCAGAAACTTATATTACACAAGTAGAAAGATTTAAAAGTGATACAACTACAAATGTAAATTTAGTTAAAACTACACTTATGATAGATTTGACTGGATTAGCTTCAAGTGGTGCAGATGATATTATTGGTAAAGCTGGTACTGGAGTTGCCTACATAGGTAGAGTGACAACTGCAGATACTGGTGTAGTTTTTGGTGTTACTATGGAGTGTTTTGAAACTCCTGCAGGTGGTGATCCAGATATTGATCTATATTCAGCTACAGAAGCAACTGGAGTAGAAGATAGTGCAATTGGTGATTTAACTGAAACTCAAATCATTAATAGTGGTGATCTTGCAGTAGGTTCTAGAGTAGCTGGTGGTGGAATTGTTGCAGATCAGTATTTATACTTAGTAGCTGGTTCAGCAACAAATAATACTTATACTGCAGGTAGAATTGTTATAACAATTCATGGATATGACGTAGCATCTTAATAGGAGAAATAAATGGCTGATATTAAATCAAGCACCATTCTTTCTGAAAATACTCGTCAAATTGTTATGGCATTTCAATATCAGTATGTAGATGGTGGCGATGAATCTGAAGTTAAAAAGGTAGATGTTTCAACGTTACAATCAAATGACAATGGCAATCCATGCACTGGTGTGAAGATTACAAAGTGTACTTGGGTTGTCAAAGGCATGACTGTAAGAGTTTTAGCTGATGCTGATGCTGATATTATTATGTTAAATCTTGATGAAGGTCAAAGTGGTGAAGTAGATTATACAGATTATGGTGGTTTACCTAGCACAAACCAAACTGGAACAAATCCAACTGGTGACATATTTTTTACTACAACTGGAGCAGGAAGTGGTGATTCGTATCAAATTGTTTTAACAATGACTAAGAAATATTAGAGTGAGATATGGCAACATCAAACACAGTTGCATTTAGACCTAATATAGAAGAAATAATAAATGAGGCTTATGAAAGATGTGGTCTTGATATTCAGACAAGAACTGGAGATCAAGCCATATCTGCTAGACGTAGCCTCAACTTATTATTCTCTGAATGGGCAAATCGTGGCATAAACTATTGGACTGTAACACAAAATACACTCAATCTCGTAGCTGGTACAAGTTCTTATAATCTTCCTGCAGGAGTTTTAGACTTTTTAGATGTCGTGATCTTTAATTCTGCAGATGCAACAAGAACAGACACTATACTTAATAGAGTTACGATAGGTGAATATAATCAAATACCTAACAAAACTAATACTGGAAAACCAAACCAATATATGTTAGATAAAGGCAGACAAGCTGGATCTAATAATATTTATAAAATATATGTTTGGCAAACACCTGATATTGGTACATATGTATTAAATTATTGGGCAATGACACAATTAGATGATGTTACCTTATCAAATCAAGATACAGATATTCCTTATACATGGTCTGAATGCATATGTGCTGGACTAGCTAGTAAATTAGCAGTCAAATTTGCACCAGATAAGTTTCCTTTACTAAATGGTTTGTACAATGAGGCGTTCTCTTTTGCTTCTACTAATGACAATGATGGGGTTTCACTTAAACTGCAACCTACAGGGCTTAATTTAAGATAATGGCTAGATACGCTTCAGGCAAAAATTCACAAGCTATAAGCGACATAAGTGGAGCTAAAGTTCCCTATACCCAACTTAAAACAACATGGAATAATTTAAGAGTTGAGCCAAGTGAGTTTGATCCTAAACATCCACAGTTAACTCCTGCTAAAAATGTAATAGATGCCACTGCATTACGAGACCCAAGACCAAGTACAGATGTAGAAAACGTAGTTATAGACTTTGCTTTTACTAACAATATTTTTTTATCAAGAGTTGAACGATCCCAAATAGGCACAAATATTCATGCAAGTGGTAATGTTGGTACAGTATCATTCGTAATAGAAGAAGAACAAACTGGAGTAGAAGGTACTGGGGCAATTGGTACAGTAGGTGCTGGTTTTGTAGTAACTGGAAATGCAGGAACAACTGCTATTGGTAGTTATTCAGTAGAACAACAAATAGATGTATCAACAAGTAAAGTAACTGGAACTACTGCAATAGGTGATTTTGGTGCTGGTGTAGGTACAAGTAAAGTAACTGGAACTGGTGCCATAGGAACATCAACCTTTACTTTTGATAGAGTGTTTGAGCTTCCAAATGGTGGTTCTGTAGGAACTGGTGGAATAGGTACTTCTGCACCACAAACAGATGTTATATCCACTAATATCGCAGGAACTGGAGCAGTTGGTGCTGAAATACCACAATCAGATGTAATAGCGACTGGTGTCGCAGGAACTGGAGATATAGGTACATTTGGTGAAGAAGGTGATGGGCAACTTAACCTAACTGTTAATGGCATTGGAGCACAAGGTACTGCAAATGCTGGTACAGAGGTTGCTGAAAGTGAAATACCAGAAACTAACACTAATGGTTGGGGTGAACAAGCATGGGGTATTGGTGTATGGGGTGGTGATGAAGAAATTAGAGGAACTGGTGGTGTTGGTTCAAGCACTATTGATATTTTTATCGGCCCATTTCCATCTGGTCTTGCAGGAACTACTGCAATAGGAACTTTTGTACCAGAAAATGAAATAACTGAAAGTGGAGTTGCAGGAACAAGTGGAGTTGGTACTTCTAGCTTTTTCATAGAAACTGCTATAACAGTTAGTGGTGTTGCAGGAACTTCTGCAATAGGTAATGAATCTGTGGTAATAGATGGTGGATTTGGAGAAGGAACTTATGGCTCAAGTACATGGGGTAATTAAATGAATTATACTAGTTTAGTAACAAATATTAAAAATTTTATTGAAGATGATAGTACAGAATTTGATACATCTATACCCACAATAATAACACAAGCAGAAAACATGATTTTTGGTAGACTTCCTAATTTGCCATGTTATAGAAAAAAACAATCTGGAAATTTAGTAGTGGGCACAAAAGAATATTCTGTCGATGGTGCTAGAATGATAAGACAAGTCTCTGTAACTCGTGGAGATAGTGATGTTGTTTATTTAAAACATAGGATAGATAGCTACCTAAGAGATTATACTCCAAATGCAAGTACAACTGGAGTTCCATTTATGTATGCCACAAGAGATGCAACAACTGCTGGAATTAGAGTTTTACTAGCACCATCTCCAAGTGCTACACTAGCTTATGAAATAGATTTCATAGGTCTAGAAACAGGATTGTCACCTACTAATGCAAATAGTTGGATAGGTGATAATGCAGAGCAAGTTTTGCTTACTGCATCTTTGCTGGAAAGTTCCTCTTTCCTAAAGGCTACAGATAGTGTAAACTTGTATAAGGCACAATTTGATGAAGCAGTAGCTTTGTTTCAACAAGAAATGCAACGTAATTATCAAGCAGAATACGAAGGAGGTATTTAACAAATGGCAATATCACAAGCAATGGCTACATCATTTAAAGCCGAAATTTTAGATGAAGTACACGATTTAGTTGCAGATACTATAAAGATAGCACTCTTTACAAGTTCTGCATCATTAGGAGCAACAACTACTGCATATTCAACATCAAATGAGGTGGCGAATGGAAATGGTTATGCAACTGGTGGAGTAACACTAGCAAACAAAGCAGTATCAACAAGTGGTACAACTGCATTTTTTGATGCTGATGACCCAACATGGACAAGTGCATCATTCACTGCAAGAGGAGCTTTAATTTATAATAGCTCTGCAAGTGATAAAGCAATAGCAGTTTTAAATTTTGGTGGTGATTTCACAGTCTCTTCTGGTACATTTAGAATTGTTTTTCCTGCAGCGGGTGCAAATGCGATAATTACAATAGCTTAATAAGGAGTAAGTAAATGGCTAGTACCTACGTCAATAATCTTAGATTAAACGAAATGGGAACTGGTGATGCCAGTGGAACATGGGGTAATACAACAAATACCAACCTAGAACTTATTGGTGAAGCTCTTGGTTTTGGCACAGAAGCTATAACAACAAATGCTGATACTCATGCCACAACAGTTGCAGATGGTGCTTCTGATGCAGGTAGAGCCATGTATCTTAAATATACTGGAACATTAGATAGTACATGTACTATAACTATCGGCCCAAATACCATGAAACGAGTGCAAATTATAGAAAATGGCACAAGTGGTTCGCAATCTATAATTATTAAACAAGGTTCTGGTGCTACAATTACTATTTTGACTGGTGAAGTTAAGGTTCTATCTTTAGATGGTGCTGGAAGTGGAGCGGCAGTTACTGAAGTATTTACAGATTTATCTTTAGCAAGTCCAAAATTAACTGGTACACCAACGTCTATAACTGCCAATGCAGGAACAAACACAACACAAGTTGCAACAACTGCTTTTGTAAAAACTGCAGTAGACAATGCAGAG